CTCCACGCAGCCGCCTCTAGTTTTTTCTTGTTCATTTTTGCTCCTAAATGCCCCTTAGTTATTTTTGTGCAAGTACCGCTAACGTATGAGTACCGCTAGCAGCAACGCCATATAATGCCTCTGTATCCCCAATAATAAGAGTTAATTTATCGCCGTTATCTAGCTTATAGCCGTTGCTAGTAGTTACGTTTGACCCGCCTAAGTAAATAGCTCCACCGCCTAAATTATGTAAATAAATATTTTTGTAAGAATTGGCAGATACAATAATGCTAGCGGTTGTAGTTATAGTTACCTGCGTACTAATTGGCATTTGTTAATCCTAACTTTGAGATTATCTTAGCGGCTTTAGCCTCATTTACAGCTACCTCAAAGTGCATTTCATCCGCGCGTGTCCACTCGCCGCCCCAGGTTAGCCCGTACTTTTTACATAGCGCCTTAATCATTGGCACTTTCTCAGTTGGAAATGTACCGCGTTTAGTCAGCGGGTGTTTAGTAGCGTTTAGGTCTATAGCTGTACCGCTGCTATGGCAGCTAAGTTTACCGACCACGCCCCTTACATCTCTAAATGCGTAGCCCCACTCATCTAGGCCGCCTTCATCTATTGGCTCTATTAGCGCGTGGAACTCAGCGGCAAAACCTACTAGCAAAGGTGCTACAGCCTCAGCGCATCTAAGTTTCCTATTAGTGCCGGGTACTGGATAACTCTTTATGCCTATTTCTGCCGGGTCTTTACTGGCAGGCCAGCCGTTATAGCTCGTTAGCATAGTAATTTATTTTAGAATAATATTGAGGGATTATGCTAGAGGCCAAGAGCCTTTACATCATCTTGTTCAAGCCCTAAAGCTGCAAGTTTAGCCAGGGCGGTTTGGCGTTTGGCTTGTGCCTCAGCTTTTTCTGCTGCGACTAAAGCGGCCTGTGCTTGTTTTTCTTCAATTTCTTTAGGTGTTAGTTCAATTTCTAAAATCTGACCAGTTGTGACATTGTGTTCAACGCGTATCATTGTTCCTCAATTCTTAGTTAATGCCATAGAGAGCGTAAGTTCCATTATCAAAAGTGTTAGTTGACTCAGGGTCTAAAACAATACTGGTGACAGCTGTGTTGTCAGCAAATGCGCCACCACCATAATAAGACTCAAGATAAGGCCCATTTTGTTGATTTAATGAAAATCCGCGAATAGGTTTGAAAGCAGTAGTGCTAGTGTAATTTAATATTTCTAAACAACCCATATTAGAAGTATAAGCGGCTTGAGTTATGCTAGAAGATAACCTAATACCGCTCCCGCCTGTCCCCGTATTATTTATGGCAGCGTTGCTTGAGGCAATATAGTAGTAAGTATTGGCCGTAGTGTTATTTATTTTCCAGACTAAATCACCATTATTATTGGCAGACCAATTAAATAGATAAAGTCTAATATCTGAGTAAGTCTGAGGTATGCTACTTATTGTAAAAGTTGAACCGCTAAGAGAACCGCTAGCAATTAGAGTTAAAGAACCAGCAGCAGGGGCAGCCCATTTCAACCCTGTTGGTGATACTGTGCTATCGGCTGTTAAAACTGTGCCGTTTGCACCTACTGCTAAATTATCAAATGCTGCGTTACCTGTGCCTACAATTAAATCGGCTTTAGCTGTAATTTCTGTAGCCATAGAGTTAGTAATAGTTACTGTGCCGCTAGTGCCACCGCCGCTAATACCTGTACCAGCTGTAACGCCCTCTATATCACCTGTTGCGCCGCTAGCTGCCCACGCGCTACCTGTGTAATACCATAAGCTGTTAGTATCTTTAGTAAATGCAAACTGGCCTTCTTGTGGGCTAGTTATTGCAGAGTTTCTAGCTGCCTCACTAGCAAAAACTAATACGCCTTGCATTAAATAGCCGTTTACGTCGGCGGCTGTTAAAACCTCACCTGTAGTAAAGGTCTTAAATCCTAAGCCCGCTGCCATTGTTACCCCCTAATAGGCCAATACGCCGGTGTCTAGCACCCCGTATAGGCTTGAGTCTAGTATAAAGCCGTCTATTATCGGCTCTAGTGTGGTTAGTGTCGTTTTCCAGCTGTTAGGCGTAATTGCCATAGCTACGCCAAACACCTGTAAAGTCTTAGTTAAAGTAGATGAGCCCGGTTGGTTTGTAGTAATAGTTATAGGGTCAAAAAAATCTAAATCTAGGGCGGCGATTATGCCGGCATTATAGTTATCTGTGTATAAATCTAGGGTAATGGCATCACATCTAATAGAGGTTTCTTTACGGCTAGCTACATAGGCTTGCGCGTAATCTAGGGCCGCGGCATCTGTCTGCATTAGTAGATTTTGTTGGTTATAGCTGTGTGTAAAGTATTTATCTATGCTTGGTTGGTCTATGGCTAGCTGCGTAGTACCGCCCGTGCGTGTAATGCTAGCTGCGTTAAATACCAAAGTATCATCTAAACGCCAAACTGCATCAAAATAACCTATATTTGTGCCGTTATCGTTAAACACGGTAGGTGTGCCGCCTATGCTAGCTGTAGTAACTTGCCTATCTTGAAATACAAAGCTACCGGTAGCATCTACATAAAGCGCCCCGTACTCACTTAGGGTAACCGTCTGCATAGCTGCAAGGCTGGTACGGGCTGTGCCGGGGTCTGCCTGTAGTGTAGTTAAGCCGGCATCTACATCACGCATAGAGGTAGGCCAACCTATCTGGTCTAAAATCTGGTTAATGCGTGTGCCGGATAAGTCGCCCGCGGTAGCTCCTGTTACTGTGGCTATCTGTGCATTTTGGGCAAGTCTAAACGCATCTACTGCCGTTATTGTGGTATAAACAACGTCTAACGCATTTTTAGGTGTAGTAGTGCTATAGCTAGTAATAAAGCCGCTAAAGATAGGGTAAGTAACACCGCTGTAAGTAGCTGATATAGCTACCTTACGCATAGGGTCAAGCAAACCAAAATAAGGGCTGCTAGGATTTTGTGGGTTAAAATCGCCGTTTTGGTCTACTATTCTTAAAGTTAATGTACCTGTTTGGAATTGGTCAGCCTGTGGGTTACGGCCTCTATTAGTTTGTATTGAGTCCACTACGTCCGACACGTCTACAATTACTGCCGCGCTATCGCTTAATATATTTGTATCTAATATGCCCTCACCTAAAATCATAGCTTGCGCAAAACTAGGGCCAGTACTAAAGTTAATAATAGCGTTTATTACTGGCAGGGTCATAGCCCACCGGTGTAACGCAACGGGTCGCCCTTACGCTCTAAATCTAATATAGCTCTTTGCACGGCTAGGCTTATTGTGTCCTCACTACCTACTACACCTGCATTTACGTTTACTGTTATGTTATCTGCCATACGGAAACGGGCAGGGTCAAAGGTAGAGCCCGCGCCTATACCCGGTGTATCAAATATGCCCATAGCTCTTAATCTTGCTTGCTCATCACCTAGCGCATTAAGCGCGTTAGTACTCATAGCATCTGTAAGCGTATCTATCTGCTCTTTTAATAAAAAGTTAATACCCGTACCTGTGCTAGTAGCAGCCCGTAAGCTAGTTAGTGTTGCAATTTGACTAGCTACATTAGTAGCCGGCACTTTAGCCGGTACTTGAGGCGTAATAGGCGTAATAGGCGTAATAGGTGTAATAGGTGTAATAGGTGTAGCGCCTAAATTAGGGTTTATTTTTAAGCCTGCCATTTTACCTAGCAATAATAAAGCCTCGTTTAAGTTATCTATATCTATAAGCTGTTTTGGCTTAAACTTTTCTAAAATATCGTTTATATCTTGTAGCTTAAACTCTTGGCCTTGCAGAGCGCCTAGTATTGCTAAATCTAAATTAAGTTTCTTAGCAAGGCGTGTAGCAGCCTCTACATCTTTAGCGGCTATAGCATCTTCTAGCTCTGCCATAGTTTTTTTAATAGATAAGCGCGTTAGGTCATTAGCTAGTTGTAGTTTTTGCTGGTCTGTAGCATTTAAGCCTAGCTTGTTAATTTCATCTTGCTTAGCTAGTAGCGCTGCCTGTACTTGTATTTTATCTAGGTCAAATATACCTTCACCCTTGCCTAAAGCTAGGGCAGCCTTATCTAAGGCTAATTGGTCTTTCTTTTCTTTAGTTAATGCCTTTGTTAATGTTAGATTTTTTTTAAGATTTTCTTGTTCTTGTCTATAGATTTGACGTCTAAGACGTGCAGCTGCGCGTACTTTAGCTGGGTCCTCAGCCGGGCCAGGCTCAAATAATTTACCTAGTGTATCAAAACCGCGTAATGCTCCTATAGTTTGAGATATTTTTAACATCAAAGCAATTACTGGGTTATCTTTTAATTTATCAAACTCTTCACCTATTTTACCTGCAAACGCTGTAATTTTACCTAAGGCTCTGCCTATATTTGTACCTAAGTTAATTATTGCTTCTTGGAACTCTTCAACGCTAACCCCTGACTCTTCAAGCCCATCTACAAAACCTTCACCTATTTTTTCTTTAGCTAAATCTGCCGCTTGTCCTATTCTTGCTAACTTACCTGCGTAAGTGTCGGCAGCTTTAGCAGCTGAGCCGCCAAACCTACTATTTAGTAATTTTAATAATTCATCAAACTTTACGCCTTGTAATTCTGCCTGTGTATAACCTATACCTAATTTTGCTAGCGCTGTAGTTTCACCTTGAAATGCTTTACCTAAAGCTACGCTTACGCTTTGTAAATCTTTGCCTGTAGCTCCGTTTATATCTAAGGCTGTCTGTAATAATTTTTGTGCTGTAGTTGCATCGCCTGTAGCTTGTGATAATTTTATAAACGCATTAGTTAAATCGCCGCCTGCCTTGCCTGTAGCTAAAGCTAGTTTGTCTATAAATTGTCCTATAAATGGTGCAGCAAACGCTAGGTTTATTGAGTCTAAGCTATTGGCTAATAATGCAGCCTCTTTTTGTGCATCGCTAAACGCCCTAGCTACTGCCCTACCAAACGCTAAGACAGCAGCTACACTAAACGTTTTTGCTAAAGTTTTGCCTAAGTTTTTTGTAGTTTTACCAAGTTTAGTAGTTGCTGTTTCTGCCTGTGTAAACGCTTTTTTGCCTGTAAACTCAGAGGCTATATTTACTACTACTTGTGGGTCTACAGCCATTATGCCACCGACTTAAAATTATTATTAAATATAATTTTTGTTTTTTCTATAGCTTTAATTACAGCTGCATTAGTCTTGCCGCCATCTTCGGCCCACGCTCTATAGATAGCCCGGCCTCTCATCTTTCTAGACCTACGCCCCGCGCCTGTTTGATTATTAGCATCTACTATTTTACCTGTGGCATCTAGGGCATCTATAAACTGTTTACCAGCGTTAGGGTTCAAGCTCTTAGAATATTGTTTACCGGTTGCCGTGGTCTTGTCGTATACGCCATTTATATAACGGTCTACTACAGGCCCTTGTGGTCTGCCTTGTGGGTTAAGCCGCCCGGAAGTTTCATAAATAGCACCGGCAGCGCTTACGTTAGCTATACGCGCTAAAGCTCTAAAACCGTTTCTATTAACTTTACTAGGCGCTGTCCTATAACCTATGCCTCTCCTAGCGGCAGCTGCATCAAATCTTGGAAATTGTCTATATTTAGTATCGCTAGCCTCTGCCTTACTCCACCCGCTTAAAACAGTAGCAGGTATAAAACCGCGGGCAACTGTGACTATAGGTTTTAATAAAGCCACCATTTCTTTTTGCAATTCTTTAGATAATTCTGGCGTAAACTTGCGTAATGCTTTGCGCGCTTCAATAGCGCCTCTTAACTCTGTTGGCATCTTGCACCGCCTTAGCTTTATCTGTTAAAACTTTTAATATATTACTAAACATCATTTCATCTAAATCTAATAAATACTGGGGCGCTATGCCTGTTTCTACCGCCACTTGTGCGATTAGATAGCCAAAGCTACCGCGCCCCACTATTCCAAAGGGTCATCATCTAAAACCTCAACTTTAGCTAAGGTTTCTAGAAACTCTGCCCCAAAACTTTTTACTACTTCCCCGCTAGTGCGTAAACACTCCCAAGCAAGCCAGTAAACATCACTTTGCTTTTCATCATCTCTAAAGGCTTTATGAAAACCTTTTTTAGCATACAGCTCAAAGGCATACTCAATACGGGGCGTAATCTTATGCTCAGTTACGCTACCGTCTGCCCTTGTTATTTTAAGTTGTGCCATTGTTGCCCCTTTGTCTAGTTATCAGCTTGTAGTAATTACTATAGGTGAATTACAAGTAAATGTAATGCTTTGTGTGGAAATATCGCCAACAGCGCCGTTAATATCAGTAGTGTTATTTACCAAAACTGTAGTGCTATACAGCGGGTTAGTAGCACTTGTAGCAGCGCTAGTTTGTTTTAGGGTTAGCGTTACAGTAGTACCCCACGCAGCTTGCAAGGTTGCAAGTACGTTTGATGCTGCCGTATCGTTTAGAAAATCAAGCGTGATAGTGCTTGCCTCTAAACCTTTGACGAACTTGTGAGCTGTATCCAATTTGTTACTACCTTGCGGCGGGTAAAGCATTTCTGTTTACCTCTGCATCTTTACCATTGATGCAGTTCAGACTATATCTTCACCCTATTTCTAGGGGTTGCGCGTGTAGTCGTTACGGACTCTCTGCCTAAGCAGGTTGCCTCGGTATTAACCGTTTTCTTGGCGGCCTTCACCGATATAGCGCAATTCATGTTATTTGCTTACGCAATAACCGGGCAATATGACTTACCCATAGCTGTTACTTCCAGTTCGTCAAATGAGCGGTTGATAGTTGCGCTAGTAACGTGGTCTGATAAGGCCACGCTGTTAAGCGTAACTACTACGCCATTAGATAAAAATATGGCCATTAGTTATTCCTCTTTCTGTAGTGTCGGTGTTTCTGTGGGTGTTTCTTTTTGTTTTTTTGTTTCTTTAACCTCTATAGGCAGTTCTTGGCCTATTTTGATTAAAAACGCTTTTTCTTCATCTGTTAGTGCCATTTTAGCTCCAGCTCGTTAGTACGGATATTTGTAAATCACTTGTAAGTAAATCACCGCTTGGTAAAGTTAGTACGCTAGGCGCGCTAACAGCGGTAACATTAAAAACGATAGAGCTAGCAGCTAATTTATCAAACACGGCTACTATCGTATCTTCAATGCCTTGTAGGTTGCCTTCATTAGAAAACATAGGCACGGTCATAATAATTTTGAAATTGGCCATAGGCGATATAGTTGCCTGTTTATTATTGCTAGGGGTTAAATAAGGGTCTGCCGGGGCTACTACTACGCTGTTAGCTACTATTGTGCTAGGTGGAAAACTAAACGTACTCCAAACAGAGTTATTAGCTAAGGCAGCGGCTATAGTAGAGCGTAGTGTAGTAATCGCGGCTGGCATTATCCCACCATAGCATTAGGCGATAAGTAAGGCGCTAACAAACCGCGTATAGATGCCATTAAAGTATTACTCATCTTAAACGGGCTAGGGCTGTAACCGTCTACGCTCACGCCGCCGTTTTGTGTGCTAAAACGGCTAGTCCAGATATTCTCAGCTAGCATAAGTGCAGCTGCGTTTATAGCAGGTGTATTAGCGTAAGTAGCCGTCTTTGTATCATCACCCGTCATAGTGCCACTAGGTACTACGCGCCTAAAGTTTTGGTCAGCTGCCGTTTTTGCATATTGTATAAAGCTGTAACCCTGTGGGTACTGGTAATAGTTAAGCTGTAAATTAAACGCTGGTAATAGGCTAGTGCTACCAGAACTAAAAGGTAAGGTACTAGTAATTGTGTAGCTTCCGTTAAAAGTAGTGCCAGCCCCGGCTACTGTGACGGTTTGACCAGTAGTAAATAGGCCGGGGTTGGCTATCATTACTGTAGCTACGTTACTTACTAACGCTGTCCCAACTACAGGTGCAGAGTCAAACCATAGAAAACCGTTTATTAAATCTTGCGCCGTCTGGCAAGTGTCCTCTATCCAAGTGTAAGAGTCGTACAAAGTGCCTACGCCAAGTGATGCTTTAAGTGTTGCAGCTGTTACATAAGTAGCCGGCATATTTGTACCTTTCTTTGTAGGTCTGGTAGAGCCAAAGGGCTAAGGCCCTACCAGACTATTAGTTATTTATTAAGCGATATTTAGGCGGCAGATACCGTATGGGATTTTTGCAATAGTTGCCATAAAGCCATAGATAGCTACTTGTACCTGTAGATTTGATACTACGTTTACGCTCATATAAGCCTGAGGGCTTTCATAAACAGTAAATGCCTCTGGCGCAAGAATAAATGCTGAGTTATCAGCTACGCCAGCGGTCATAAATCTATCTACATAAAGGTCTAGACCTAATACGTTACCGCGTACAGAGTTATTAGCTACCTGTCCAGCTGCGTTAGCAAGTGCTGCCGCATTTGGCTGATAAGCGTTAAAAATTGGGCGGCCTGTGGTATCTACTGCACCTAGTAATAGATTATAGATACCTGTGCTGCCTACAAAGTTTTGCGCAAAGTAACCGCTGTTTTTGTAAACGTTAGCTGTACTTTCAGCGGTGTAAGAAATTAAACCTGCCGCTGTAGCTGCTACGCCTGTGCTAGTAAAGCCTGTTGCGTTAATTGCAGAAATTACCGCTTGGTCTGTTGCGTTCATATATGCGTTTTGCATTTGCTGTGTAAGTTCCTGAAAGAAGCTTGGATTATCTGTGCGCTCAAGCAACTCAATACTTAGCGTATTCATACCCGAGTACTTATTTACAGTACCAGTTAGATACTCAGTAACCATACCTGTATTAGATACAGCTCCAGCCTCTGGCTCTACAGTAACAGTAGGTGCTACACCTGATAAACCGCCGTTGGAGTCTACAAGTGCAGGTACGTTAATTGTGTTGCCTTTAGGTGGCAAAACTCCACGGCTGCAAGCATCTACAGCGCTGCGTGGAAAACGTGTGTTACTAATGAACTCTGTTAGATATTGCGTTGGATTAAAGGCTGGGTTTGTAGTCCAGCTGTCATCTGCAGCTGTTACGTATAGCTTTGATTCATCATTACCTAGAGCAGCTTTAATTTTATGCTCTGTGTATGCGCCCATAGATGTAATTGGTGTGCGTACTCTTTGTGAGTTAAGCGCACTTGGTCTAATAATTTTGCGCGCGGCTTCTACTGGTTCAGTAGCGCCCGCGGCCTCATCATCTTTATAGCTAACGCTCTTTAGCGTTACTGTTGCACCGTCTGGCAAAAATGTTGCCTCTGATGCCATTTCTTCCGGGGCTTTGTCCACGGTTTCACCTTTCGTTTCTGTTGGTTGGTTATCTACTGCGTTTTCTTGTGCAGCAATTTTTAACACGGCAGCGCTTGGAAATGCAGCGCTCTCTACTAGAGATACCTCTTTTAAGGTAGCAGCCGTAACTAGCAGATAATCTTTTTCTTGGCGTGAGTCCTCTACCTCTACGCCTACACTCAGCCCGTCCATTAGCTGTTCTTGTGCAAGTAAAATTGCATCACTACCGCGTGTGCTAGCGCTTACCTTAAAGCTGGCATATAACCCGGTCTTATTACTGGTAACGCTTTGCATACGTCCTACCGGCTTGCTGTTATCGTGTTGCATTAAAAGTTTTACCTTGCTTGGCTCTGGCACGGTTATAGAGTTTTCTGCAAAAACTACGCGCCCGGCGCTTGTGTTACCTACTTCTCCATAAGGTGCAATTTTGCCGCTAATCGTGCGCCTATCGCCGTTATCTACTGCCTCTATGTTGCCGCTAAATGTTAATAGCATTGTTTGGCCTCTCTGTTAGTCCATTAGGGCTTAGCTGTTCCATACTTTGTGCCTGCTCTACATCTATAAGACCTAGCGTTAGCATTTTTTCTATAGCTTCCAAACGCGCTAAAGTATCAGCGCGTAAAAATGTTGTATCTAACGCAAAACGCACCTGATTACCTCGGCGGGTTACGTCGTCCATACTAAGCCTGTTTTCAATAGCGCTTATAAACGGCTGTAATGAGTAAGCTACAAACTCTTTGCGCCCGTCTATTATATTTTGGTAAGTCATTGAGTTATTCATATCCGCGCTTATGTAATATGCCGGTACGTTCATTAAACGCGCTATTTCTGTAGCTAAATACTGTGATGCCTCGTTATACATCATTTCTTTAGGTGAGTAACCCACAGTTTGATAATCTAACGTGCTAGTTAAATAAGCCGTACTGCGTGAGTTACGCGCGGCTTTCCACGCTGCCAGTAGGCCGCTAATTTGTGCCTCTGGTAAATCTGCCCCACTATTCTTAATAAATCCTGTTGCCATAGGTGTAGCAGCTGCAACGCTTGCCGCTTTTTGTATATCTAACGCGGCCTGTATTGTGCGCCCGCCTGTTTCTAATACCCCGGGTAACAAACTTTGAAAAGTTACTAAAGACCCTACGCCGCTATCTGGTACGCGCTGCCCATTTATTGAGTAATAATCTACTTCATCGCCGTAATTATCTGTAGTTACTGTAACGCGGGTATTAGCTACCCACTCAAAACCGCTAGGTCTGCCGTCATCTTCATACAAAGACGTAACGCGCCAATAGGCCACGCCGTATAAAAGTAAACTGTCCACGGTGTAACTTATGGTAACGCTGCGTGGCTGTCTTATGTCCGGTTGGTCTAACCAAACAGGGCTCTGTAATTTACGGCCTGTACTTTTTTGTATTAGCTCTAAATCTATACTTGCAATAACGCCACAGATTAAGTTACGGCATCTACTTACCGCGGGTACTTGCAAGGCTAAGTTTCTATCTATAAATGGTACGCCGTTTGTATTGTATAAACCGCCAAACGTATAAACGCCCGCGCCGTAAGTTTGTTGCATAATAGGCGGCGATAATTGCGCCTCTACGTCTTTTTTACGCAGGCCTATAGTTTGCAGTAATCCCATAGGGGCATTATTACCTAAAAGTCAAGTATAGGTACAGAGTTTAGGCTTGGGCGTGTCTAGGCGTATACCTTTGCCTCTGCTACAGGTTGCGCCAATATGTGAATAACCATAGCAAGGCCTATAGGTATATCTACAGGCCCGGCAGATTTACGCCTTACAATACGCCAAGCATCTGGGGTCTGTTTAGCTGCGCAGTTAGCCATTTGTTGAATTAGCGCATCTTGCCCGCTATGGCGCAAGCGGTCATTTACTAAAGCATCGTACATATCGCTACAGGCGGTGTAAAAGGTCTGCCCCGATATATCCCGGGTCTGTACGCCTGCATTTTGTAGCCTTTGAGCAATACTGGCAGTAGTGTATTTGTCGTAGCAGACTAAACGCGGGTAATACAGGTCAGCCCATTTTTTTATAGAGGCTGCTACTACAACTTCATCTACTGCTACCTGTGAGCTGTAGGTTTCTAGTACTGCTAGGCCTATCTTGCCATTAGGTAGCAGCTGGCCCATAACTAGGCTGGCATCACGGCGGCTAGGGCTAACGTCAAAGGCAAAAACAGTAAGCGGCCCGGGGCTCATCTTTAGGTTTATATCGCTGCTATCTTCAACAGAGCCAAAAGGCCACGGGCTTTGCAAGCTATCTATCCATTGGCTAAGGCTCTCTGTCCTAAATTGCTCTGTAGTCTGCACCGTTAGAGCTTCTTGCAAGGTTTCTTCAGTTATTAGTATGCCTAGCGCCGGGTTAGCAGCTGCCCACGCTTTACGGTCATCTAGGGCGCAAAATGGCGGGGCGCTATATTCGTAATAGCCTAAAGAAGGCGGCGGGTTACTCTGGCAGCGCTCGCGTAAGTCGTTAAGCGTAGTGCTAAAGGCATCTCCAGCATTACTAGCCATTAGGGTCTGACTATTAGGCCTAGCGCGGGTTACAGGTAGAGCAGCTGCGTAGGCTTCTTGGTCTATCTCGCGTAACTCATCTATAAACAGAAAGTCAGCGCTAGCACCTCTAGAGCTATCGCGAGTAGCAGCTCTAACATCTAACCTAGCCCCACTTTTTAAGATAATGGCCTCGTTACCGTTTGTATAAAGTATTTTCTTTAGTTGCTTCTTTAGGTCTGCGCTATCTTCAATAGCGTTAGCTACCTCTCTAAAAGTAGTAAGGGCCATAGACCTAGCAGAGCTTATTACTATGTGGTTACGCTCATTAAACAAAAACAGGCCCGCTAAAATACGCATACGCGCTAAATGAGTCTTACCGTTTTGCCGGGCGCATATAGCTAGGTTTGTACGTCTAATAAATTGTTTATTTTTATCTATTGTGAGCATATCATCTAGGACAAAACGCTGCCACGGTAAAAGCGGCAGGCCGATACGCTCGGCAAGCTCTGCAACCTCACCGCCCCTAGTAGGGCCTGATAACAAAACGTTATGCAAGCGCGGTTGCACTAGCCCCCGTAAGGTCTGTTTAGGTTTGGTACTCATTAGTCTAAAGGCTGAGCAGGCTGGCCCAAACAAGGCCCGCTTTGGGTCATTACAGCGGTTTTCGGGGATATATTGGAAGA